TTGTTTAAAAATACCTTCTTCGTTTTGTACATCTTCTTGTTGGTACACAAGTTTCCACCTGAGAGGATCTCTAGAAGATATCTCATCTCGTATGTCCCTTAGTCCAGGTATAAAAACTTCTGTATCAATTGTTTCATCATGTTCCCACTTGCCATCTAGAGACCAATACTCACTCCAATTAGGTTTTTCTTGGTCAGTATGTTCATCTAAAATTGCAGGTATAGAAACATGTTTAAATATTCTATGTTCTTTCCAAGACTCTTTCCATTGTCCATAATTATCTAGTGGGTGAATTCTTGTACCGTTAACTAGGGTCTGTCCTCTCTGCGCCCTAGACCTTGCCTCCTGCGTAAACCATTCGTCAATTCTTCTTCGCCTAACATCAGTTTGTTGATTCTCTAAGGTCAAAGCATCATCAAGAATAAGTAAGTCAAGTCGTGATCCGTATATCTGTTTACCAACAGACAAAGCTTGTACGGTCGGATCTCTTTCTCCAGACTCTCTTTGTCGTATGGTTATCTGGTCTTTAGACCAGCCAAAACCGTCAGCTTTTTGTGACTTAAATCCGTTAAAATCTTCTATTAGATTTCTTTCGCAGTCTTTATAAAGATGCGGGTCAACTAAGTATCTTTTAATTCTACCTAACAAGTCTTGTGCCTTTTCCCCAGACTTCGTAACCAGGGCAATTCGAATGTCTGGGTTTTGGCACATTTTGTATACTGGATACCACAAAGCTGATAACGTAGATTTACCAGACTCAGGATGCCCTAAAACTAAAACAAGTCTTCCTGTAGGATCAGCTAGATTCTTTTCTATCTCAAATTGATGCGGAGCAAAGTCAACGTTAAAATATAATTTGCAAAATTCAGAAAAGGACATATTCGATAAATCAGGGTAGGAATCCTTAACCGCATCACCAGATCTAATTTGTCGTGCTTCAGCAGCCCAGTCCTTATGTCGCTGCGAGTTTTCTTCCCACCATTTTCTTGTAACACCGATACGCTTACAAGCTTCCGTGTAGGTGAGTCCGTACCTAATACATTCCAGGAAAGACTCCATAGCCCATGCTTTCCAAAGACTTGTACCCTTTTTTGCTGGCGGTGGAGGTAAATATACTTCTGCATCTTTATCGAATTGAAAAACTTCATTGTTGGCTCCAAATATTTGTGCCTTGACTTTTGCCCTATCAGACAACAAATCGGCATCAGACCTTTTAGGTCTACCTGCTTTTATTTCATCGGTCATAAAATTACTATAACACTAAGTTTTAGCTTTACGCCAGGTATTAGACAAGATATCTCGACAAGACCTACACATCCCCTTTTTAATGTCTGAAGGTAAGCCAAACACGTTAACCTGTTTTACACCACAACTTCGGCATCTCATTCGTCCTCCTCTAACAGAGACTCCTGTACCTGTTCAACTCTAGGGACAGGTCTAGAAGTTTCACTCTCTATTATATCCCAACCTTCCTTAGTTACACTATATTGTTTAGATCTTCCTTCACCCGTTTGCTCTACAAGCTCTTCTCTGATAAGCTGAGCCTTTGGACGCTCAAAACGACCTCCGTCCATATTTGCAGCTTCTCTCCAAGCTTTATTAAAGAACTTCTCTCCTCTGTGTGTTGTAATGTCTCCTAAAGCTTTTAGTAAGGAGTAATCTCTTGCTTTCACACCTTCTTGGTACGCCGTCAAACCTGCGGAGCCACTCTCTGGGTCAGCAGTCAACATAAGGGACCACGGCTTAAATGGTTCGGCATCTTTTTGCTTAGTACATTCCATCTCAATAAAGCCAGAGTCTTGTCCACGTGCAGTTAAGTGAATTGTTGTATCTGCTGATGCTCGTATAACAGAAGATCCTCTCATGCTCTCTCCAGATTTTGTGTCGTGGTGTACTGCTAGTATGGCTGCGTTAAAGTTTTGCCTTAGTGTATCTATCATAGCCACCACTTGACCCATATCTTGTTGTAGGTTTTCATTAGCACCAACGGTACATCTCTGCAACGTATCAATAACAATAAGTCCTGGGTCCACAGATTCAACTAGGTCAAGAAAATCTAGTTGCTCAGTTGTAGGAAGTTTTCCTGGTGGAGCAAACAAGGGTACTGCGCTCGTGTAATAGAAGACAGGTGGAAATATGGAGGCATTTCTCCTATTCTTCCAAGCGGTTACACGAGCACCTAAGTACCCAACTCCTTCGGCTAGGACATATAAAACTGTGGTCTTTTGTGTCTTCTTACCAAACCATGTCCAACCGTTAGCTATGGTGTTAGCCCAGTCTAATGCTAAAAATGTTTTTCCGACACCTGCATCAGAGTGCAACACCGTAAAGCCCTCTTCCATAATAAAATCCTCAATAAGCCATTCAGGTGGTTTGAGCTTGGTAACGTCTTCGCCTTTAAGGACTTTTAACTGTCGATAGTTATCTGCCCCTCGATGATGCTTTAATAAAAGCTTTAGTCTCTCTGGTACAATCATATTCCTCCATATTCGTATTGTTATACTACAACACCTGTAATTTTAGTCCAACAGATTTGGACTAAAAGTTAGTCCAAAGGCATCTGGACTAACTTACACAAATGTTTACCTAGGTTTCCTGTTTAGTCCAGGTGCTATAAGGGTTTTTAAGAATGCCAAAGTTAGTCCACTTATGTCCACTCTTTAGAGTGGACTAAGGGACTAATGGGACTCTGTTTAGGGGACTTAGTAAAGGATATATGATCAATATATCTATTAATCAGTCTATATATAGGTTTTTGAGAGTTTTTAAGGGTTTTCGCAAAATTAATGTGGGGACTTTCCTTAGGTTAGGGAAGGGGCTTCTTATGTTTGTCGTTTGTCATGTTCTCTCGATTGGTGTCCTAAGAAGGCCCCTTCCATTGTAAACAATGTCGGTCGTGCCTCCCTCGTTGTTTACTAAAGCAAGAAAAGGAAAAAAAACATATATATACGTATCGCCATCTATAATTACTTTGTATGCACAAAGTAAAACAAAAGCAATTACTTTGAGAAAGTAATCAAACCAAGTAAGATACAGTCTCGTAACTGCAGTACGAAACCTTTTATTGAAATAAAAGCTTTACCAAAACAACTTACTAAACAAGAGTACGACGCTGGAACCACACACGGTCATCCCAGAGTGGAAATTTCGCACTATATTGGTATCCCAAGCACTTTCAGATGATAGTCCACGGCGTAGGATGCCATGTAAATGTTCACCAAAACGGTGTTTTCGGAACGGCAATCTACGCACGCAAGCGTGCTGTGAATCCAAAATCTTGTCCAAAGAGCACAATCTCTAAGCAGAAACGCTCGTAAACTCGCTGGCTGCTTGAGATAGTAGGACAGAATTTTGGTTTGCCTAAACATCCGACATGGCATCTTACAAGTCATAGTCGAAACGAACGCAAGCGTTCTGGCTCCTTGACATTGGTTTCAATTCAGAAACGAACGCAAGCGTTCTGGCTGAATTGCAAATCCACTGACTATCATGTGAAAGCACTTGTAATACCAATTAAAAAACTGGACAAAATCAGCACGGAACTACAAAAACAACACAAAACTTTATTTCCTCGGACCCAAGAGTTAAAGCAAGTTTTAGCGCCAAGGCGTTGTCGCTAAAACTTAAACTCTATCCAAGAAAAGAAAGTTTAACGTCGTTTTTCAAGTTACCTGAGCTAATGTTTGTCCCCGCTCGTTTTTAAGCAAGTCTATTGGTCAAGTCACCGAAAATCACTTTAGGATTCTTTTGGTTTTTTAGAAACGCTCGTAAACTCGCTGGCTAAAAACTCCAAAACAATCAGCACAGGCGGTGCAAAGCGATTTTCGCTGACTTGACAAACTACTTACAAGGTCGACGCAAGCGCCGAGTAAGTAGCGATCCGAAATTTCCAAACTGGGATAGACAGTGTGTTCAAAAATGAATATGCAAATATAAAAAGGATATAATAATGAAAATAATAGGTACATTAATGACATTTGATGCTACAACATTAGGAATAAATGATAAAGGTTGGGGACAATCTTTATACTTTCAACCAGATTATGAGGGTGCAGATGAGGCATTTGTTAATGCATTTAAAATATCAGCTAAATTAAATAGAGTTGAAAATCTACAAGAAATGGTTGATAGTTTAACTAATAAACTAAAAGCTTTTGCACCAGATAATGATTTGTCAAAGCTAGAGGGTGCTAATGCATTTTCTGGTATTCATGTTGAAATTGACGGTTATTTTAAAGCTAATAATTGGACTAATGCTAAAACTAATGAAAAAGTATATTCTAATAATATAGTTGTAGATAGTATTAAATAATGTGTATATATTGTAGTACGACAGATAACATTGTACATAGTGGTACAGATGCATTAATGCTAGGTTGTTTAAATGACCTACATAGAATATGTTATTCATGCGCTAATACAATGTAAATTAAAGATCGATTGGTGGTTATGTTCCCCTACATGACCACTAATTGATTTTATTTTTTTAAGCCCTTGACGACAACATATATATATATTTTTTTTCCTTTTCTTGCTAATACTTTATATCTTTTGGTATGGACTATAGCTACTAACACATTTCAATGTTGTGTGTTAGTAGGTATACAACAGTTGTATACTTATTGTAATAATTATATGGAGGTAATTATGAGCGGAAAATATAATGTGCCAGACGGTGCATCTATACGCCAAGTTAGTAATCGTGTTATGCGATTTCCAGACTTTGGTGGACCACGCAAATACCCTACAAAATATGTATGGAGTATTGTGCATAATCATCTAACTATACAAGAAGTTAGATACTTTAAAAATAATAGAGATAGAGGTTATTACTTCTTTTTCTATATTGACGGTGTTACAACTAGACGTAAAAAAGTACCAGCAGATCGTGAAATATTTGATAGCTATCAGTTAGCAGTAAATAATAGACCAGAATTTGTTAGTAACTTACAAGTTGGTTTGTAATGAATAAATTAGAAATAATATTTTTGTTATGTGTACCAGTTTATCTAGTTGGTGCATATGTAATAACAAATTGGCTAAC